AGTTCTTCAATGTATCGTAAGCAAACGCCATAGCGGCCAACGTTGCGTTAGATTCCGTTGCTGCATCAGTACCATTTACCATGGATTCATATACTGCAACCGAGCTAGACGCTTGTGAACTAACTACTGCTGTATTTGCTACCTTTACCCAAGAGGAGAAGTTTTCAATTACGTTGCTGTAATAATTAGTTTGACCTTGCGGGCCGACCGCGCCGACTGTAGTTGATAAGTTTTCAAATCTTTCAACAACTGTACCTGCTGCACCTGTTACTGATCCGTCTTCGTCAATTACCGCGACGTGAATGTGACCTGCGCTTGGGGCTGATCCAAAAATACCATTGTGTTGCCACTTTTTAGTAAATCCGATTTCGTCTAATTCTGTTTCTGCTAAAGTATATCTTGACGTAAAGCTAACATCGTATTGATAAGCTGTAGTCACCGTAACTGCCGAGTTACCAGTTCCAAAAGTAGTTTCAAGCTCTGTTTCTTCAAACGTTGAAACAATTAAGTCTTGGTATCCAACACTATCGTTACCAACTGTAAGAACATCGCCAGTAGCTAATGTAGCTAATTGGTTAGTGTTTGCAGTTTCAAACGACATAGAATTGGCGTTAAATGTAATCGTTTGTGTTACTGCGTTATTTGAAACTTTGTTTGAAGGGATTTCAGCTTCGCCGATCCAAGAACCGCTAAAGCCACCCGCAGTAACCCAAGCTACTTGTAATGAGTTACCAATATCGCCAGGATACTTTGCATCGAATGCACCATACACTGTATTGTCTGGATCAATATCGTTGTTTGCAAATCGTACAATATTTGTACCAGTTGCTGTTGCAGACCCGTCATCTGCTCTTACGACAAACAAAGCATTAGAATATGCTAAAAAGTCTGCTGCCGTGAAAAATGTTTCGTAGTTATCTGCGGTCGGTTTACCGAAGCGGTCAACTAAATCATTTTCCGATGTGATGAGAATCGGATCATTAGTCGGACCCCATCTAAATATTCCAGCAATGGCCGCGGGTGGAGTTGTAACGCCAGGTACTGCCTGACTCGCATCCACTTCACGAACAATGACTGAAGGACTTACGGAAAAAGCCATGTTTTTCTCCTTTATTAATTAGAAACGCGTTTTCAATATATCACTGTTTCTATTTATAAAATTTCCAATTTACTTTATTACGAGCTTTTTCATAGTCTTATCCCATCGTCATCGAAAGATGTATCATCTCCAATGTCTACGAAACCAAATGGCAACATTTCTTCTTCAATTTGCTCTTCTGTCTTTTCTCTTAACCTTGTTAAGGTATTTATATCAGTCATATCTTTAAAGTAAGCTTGCTCTGTCATCCAAGCAAAGAGTACTAAATTCATAACTAAATCATCATGAAAACCTGATTCTGCCTCATACGAGTTAGCTTTTTTAGAAAACCTACTCAATTCAGCTATTGTATCATAATCTCTAATCAATAGTTGTTGTTGCTCAACTAACATTTTAAGCATAGAACAGCCTGTACCCTTTACAAGTTTAGTTGTTCGTATTCCACTATCTACGTTTTTACCAAAGCCGCCGCTCAAAACCTTACCACTCCTACCAGAGTTTTGTGTATAAAGTAGATTTTCGTATCCATAATCAATATGCAATACATCTACAACCTGCTCGCCGATATCGTTAATTTCTACTAAAATACCTGCTGTATTATATATTAATCCTACTCTGTGCAAAACTGAAGCAAAGTCAATAGGTCCAATAAAATTATCTCTAAACACAGCTACTTGTCTGTATGGCATTTCTGAAATATCAAACACAGTAAATGTTGAATAGTCTAAACCTTTACCTCTTGCAACGTCTGCAGTTATAACATATTGTTTGGATTTATCAGCGACTTCGTATTGAAGTAAACCTTCGTTTGAAGCAATTGGAAGATCGTGCGCTAGAGTTTTAAGTGCAGGTCCACTAATTAAAGTACCTGAACTGCCTAAAAATTCACACTCGTATTCTTGAGCAAATTTTGCTTGGTCATGATCTAACGCTTCAATAGTTTCTTTTTTCCATCTTTCGTCTCTGCCTGGAACATCATGCCACATCACCTCTTCGTATTCATAACCATTAGTTCCCTCTTTAGCACCTTTACAAGTTTTCCAAAAATGGTTTAAGCCGTTAGGTGTTGAAGTCATTAAAAGCTTTGTTGACTCACCAGACGAAATAGTAGGATAAACAGATGCGAAAAATTCGTCGTACCCTTCAATAAATGCAACCTCATCGAGATATAGAAAATTAACAGACTTACCACGAATTGCTGATGATGATGTCGTTCCCGCAAGAACTTGACAACCATTTTCAAGCGCTATGTTTCCTTTGTTCCATTCTTCAACCCCTTGCTGCAGCCACTTCGGTAATGCTTCATAAGCTAATTTAACGCGAGCCATAACCTCACGTGCAGCGTCACCTTTGTTAGCCAAAATAGCAACTGTTTTAAATTCATTAAATAAAATATAATGCAAAATAACAGCAACCGCAGTTGTGGTCTTACCAGACTGACGAGCTGTTAATACAGCCATTCGTCTATTATCTGTAATTTTTTTAACGATACTTTTTTGGTAATCGTACATTTCAAATGGCACTAGACCTTTATCAACGTGAACAATTTTAATATACTCTTTGGAAAAATAAACTGGATCATTGGAACATTTTAAATATTCCTTAATAAGTTCCGGGGTAAATTCAATTTCCTCTTGTACTTTTTTTAGATGTGAGTTGCCGAGATAACCATCACCCATCATTATCACCTTTAATCAATTTAAGCAGGTCAGCAGTTGACACAATTAAATTATTATTTACAGTATTTGTTTGCGCTGCTTCTCTAGGCGCATTTATTTCTTCTTGAGCAAATTTCTTTTTAGATGAAATATCAGCAAAATCTTTGTTGGCGTCAAGCATTGTTTTCATAAGAGTAGACACAACCTCAAATGCTCTTGGCTGCTCAGATTGTTTAGCTATTTCTAGCATTTCCTGCATAGCATCTTGACCCGTGGCGATAACACCTTGGATATTAGTACGAACAGTATCTAAATCTCTAAGATTTTCATCATTTTCCTCTGATATTACAACCGGAGGATTATACGGTTCAACATATTCTATTTCTGTTGAGATTTCGTTTTCATCTATTTCTGACATAGGTCTGATACCTAGTGCTGAAGAAATTTTATCATCACTCATTATATATCCTCAATAATTGTAATAATTCCCCAATCATCGTCAAACTCTACTTGTTGATATGGAATAGTATTTGCAGATGCTGGGGCCGCTATTGTTACGGTTGGAGCTGTTGAATAACCAGCCCCTGGGTTCGTAATATTAATTGCAGATATGTCGCCAGACGGAGATACCGTCGCGCTGGCAGTAGCTGTTATAGCTGCAGCAGGGTCGATAGTAGTATTTGCCGTTAGGTAAAACTTACCAGGGTTTGTAATGTTAACAGCAGTCACCGTACCGTCCGTTAGAACGGCAGTTGCAGAGGCTTGGAAGTCAGCAGGGGTGCCGTTTGGATCGGTAATAGTAATTATAGTGTTTGCGTTATAGTTTGCCCCAGGTGCCACTACGGTCAACCCAGTAACGACTCCGTCAGCTACCTGGACTGTTGCTGTAGCCGTTTCTTTCTCAAAATCACCAGTAAAATCAGATCCGGTTTGGGCCGTGGTGGGTACTGTGTATGATCCAACAGCCGTAAGACCAGTAATTTGGTCAATGATTACGTTATCTATCGCACCTTTAAATGCAGGCGTTGCTCCACGTTGACCTGCAATAACTTCAACACCACCACCTAGAATGAACCCTTGTGGTGCGTTTCCACCTTGATCTACTACACCGTTAATTAACCATCTTGCCGTACCGCCAAAGTGTTCTAATCTGACGTGATTCCATTGGTTTAAATTAAGAACTTCAGGTGTACATCTAATTGGTGGGCTATTAAAGTTTGGTCTGTAAACGATTTCTGAGTCAGGCTCTATTTCAATTCTCATTGTCGTGGTATTCCAGTGGATAACGTTATGAACGCCTGAAGCTGGAACTTCTTCTGGGTAAATCCAAAACTCAACCGCAAAGCCTTGACCTGCGGTGATAAGGTTTGTCGCCATTGTGTGAATTAAAACTTCATCTGTGTCTGCTTCAAAATACAAAGCATCGTCGCCAAATTTAATATAGGGTGACTTAGCAGGTGGATCTGGAATAGTTACCGTAGCTGAATTATAATACGTTCCAGGCTCAGTAACAGTAAATGAATCAATAGCTCCACCGGCGCCTGTTACCACGCTGGCAGTAGCTGTGGTTACTGGGCTGTCTGGTTCGTTAATAGTAATAGCTGGTACTGATGAATAATATCCGCCGCCAGTGTCAACATTAATTGCTGAAATAGATGTTCCGGTAATAAGAGAACTAATTACAGCATCAACCGTGGATGGCGAAGAAATGTCAACGGTGATAACATTGTTTGCGTTATATATTTGACCGTCGTCAGTAATGTTAATGGCTGATACTTGGCCTAACGTAATTTCTGCGGTAGCTGTCGCGGTTTGACCTAATTCATAAACAGGGTCACCATTGCTATCCAAGCCTGGCTGAATAGTAATTCTTTCTTCAGGCGCGGTATTAGCTAATGTGCCTGTTGCTACACCAATATCAATAAACTTAATAACCTTTTTCTTTTTCTCAGGACCAAAATAATATCCTTTGAGTGTAAAGTTTAATGTATATAATATTGATTGTCGTGTTTCAAAGTCGCCTTCATATAAATCCTCGGTTGTTACACTATTCAATATGATAGGAATATCGAGTGGATCCATGTCTGCTATCATTTTAACAGAGGCAGTCCAGTCAGGAGTAAAAAATGGAATGATCTGTTCCATGATTTTTGTTGCGTCTTCCTGATATTTTGTCATAATATACAAAGAAAAATCTATATTGTACGGAACCGGGGCGTACTGAAAAGCTCTGCTGCCTGATGATTCTGCCGAACTCTTACGAATTTTCGTTGTAGAGTTAACCTTTCTCACTGGATCATATAACAAGCTCGTGATTTCAAAAGACATTCGCGGTAAACGAATAGATTGAGTTCTACTATTCAGCAGGTCAGGATCTTGAGCAACTCTTGCTAATACTTTTTGGAACGGCGCATAGGATATTGGAACAATCATAGATTGAACTAAATTTCCGGCGTTATCTTTTCGTTCAATTTTAAGCTGATTAAAAAGAGTACCAAATAAAGCTACATATTTTCGTGTGGTTTCATTATAGAAATAATTTGCAATTGCCATTTTAATCGCCTATACTAATTGATTCACTGAATGGATCAATTTCTGAAAAGTCAAGAATATCGTCAGCGACTGATTCAAAATCAAAGTTTTGAGATATAGGATCAGTATTTGCTAATTGGGTAAGAGTAGTTACTGCGTTATTCCCGGTCATTACTGTTGTTACATCATCAAAATAATGATCAATTTCATATCTGCCCGTGTCAAACCTCTCGTTAGAGTATTCCATAAGCTCGCATTTCATATCGTAAACTTGCAATGCGCCAGACTGATAGAATACAGACTCGTGTTCAACATAAGTAATTCTGTACATCTTCTGATTTAACGGCATCCAAATAATATCGTTTTCTTTTGGACGAACCTTTTCAGCGTCTTTGCGAGTAACGTGTCTTTCAAAAGTTCTGATTGCTACCGCAAATGTTACTGTGTCTCGTATTTCCAAACCAAAGCGAGACATGAAATCGCCTTCGCCTTCAAACCCATCTACGTTTTTAACATATACTTCAAATTCATACATTTCATCATATAGCGGGGTGTCATTTTCGTTAAAGATAACATCTCTATTTTTATTAAACTCGCCGCTTATATAATCAATGTCAATGCCATAAACTTGAATAGACTCAATTACTAAATCGTCTATTAAGTTCTGTTCATTGAAATTATCGTAATTTCTAAAATATACGTTCGTTGCCATAACTTATCCAATAAAATTGTAAGTGAGAGGCTGTAGAGAATTAATTGCGTCCTCTTCCATTTTTTCTCGTTCAGCGCGCGCCTCTTGTAAAATCTGTTCCCCATTAAATTGTACACCACCAACAAGCTGCATGTTTGTAAATTTAGTTAGGTTAAGACCCCATTGTTCTCTCACGAGTACTGAAGCGTAATTTTGTAACCAACGATCTGACCAAACATCGGCGTATTCGTCTGGATCAATAATATCATATGCTTCAACGATAATATATTTTCCAACACTTAAACTTGATTTTGAAACATCAATATAAAGCTTATTGACATGCTTATTATATCGTACCATTTGTTTTCCTACAAGCATCTCTTGTAAAAACTCTAGGTGCTGCATAGTCATATAATAGTTGGTAATACCATATGATGTAAGGTCCGTAAGGTTATTTAAAACAAATTGGTATTGAACATTAAACATACCAGTACTTGCTGAAATAGAAGTGTTCAAATCAAACACTTTTGAAATTCCAAGAATATTTGGCGGTAACTTGATATATCCGTTGTCTACGTCATTTTGTGTAAGCTCGTGTTTTAAGTAAACCATTTGAGAACCATTGTAATGGTAATCTCTCCAAAACGAAACCGCCTCGTCTACTCTATCTTCAATCTGTTCTTCAGAAACGTTAACTTGAATAACCGGCGCGCCGATTTTTCTTAAGATATAATCTTTAAATTCTTCTCTTGATGCTGGTTGTGGCATTATGCTATCTCGTCTTTTATGACTACTTTAATATAGCCAGTGTTTGGAAAAGTTTCAATTTTACCACTGTTATAAGTAATTTGAAACTCAGCGCTATGAATACCCGTGTTTGCGGTATCGCCAGTTTGCCATTCATATGCAACAATACCTTTTGTACCATTAACAATCGTGCCTACACCGTTTGTGACTAACGCATTATTTTGCTCGTCTCTCATGTGGAATCTAACCAATGACGCGTCAGCCATAGATTTTACACGACCGTTAGAATCTGTAAGCACAGCTTGAAGCGATGGAGCAGTATCGTTTTGTTTTATATAAAAGCTTGCCGCCATTATTTTTCTCCGCTTTTTCTTATATTTATTAATATTAATATAGTAAAATTTCTACGTCAGTAGCACCATCGCTTATAATTTTTACTGCGTTAGATTCTTTTGGTATCAAATAACCATTAAAGTCGTTATCTATAAATTTCAAAGAATTATCACCAGTTGTACTAAATAAATGCGTGGATAAGTTTGTTCCTTTGCCCTCAACACTAAAATCAAACCCTGTAAGACCATCACCAAGAGAAAATACGAATATGTTTGTATCAAGGGTAAAGGGAAGTGTAATATCACCAACACCGGCAACAACAGTTTCAGCAAAACCATTTGCGCTAAACTCAATTCTATTAATCCATTCTGAGCTTAAAAAGCTTTGGATACCAAACTCTAAAAATGAGTTTCCGGTAAATCCAAATGATAAGTCAGCCGAAGCCTGAATAATAGGGGGAGTAATTGCTGCTGAAAATACGAAATCCAACGGTAGTGTTTGCATGTCACCGGTAATTGGAACAAATACATCTGAGTTAAGTGTGTAATCTATCGTTTGCGCAGGCACGCCACCTGTCACAATAGAAAATCCACCTGCAAAAAAGGTGTAATCTAAGCTTGATGTAAATACTCCGTTTGCGGACATTTAACTAGTCCTTTATGCACCGCCGGCAGTAATTGTAAACGCTGTAATTGTGATTTGCTGACCGACTGCAATATTAGTATTATCTAATTGCATGTCTCCGCCTGCACCAGTAGCTGTAATAGTACCTTGCATATGGCATGTTGTTCCGCCGTTGTCATGCAATCTAAAATATCCAGCAGTTCCTGAAGCATCAGCTGATAAGTCTTGCCACGTGCCAGATAGAACAATTGATCCCAAAGCAGGAGTGTCAAGCCAATTAGCAGGTAATACCATAGTTGCTAAAACCGTACCTGTATTTGCTGAACCGCAATCCGCTGGAACTGTGCCCGAGGAAACTGTCATAATTGGATTAGTGCCGATTGTAGTTTCTAGTGCTTGAAGCGTAGCATTCCTAGTGTCTACTGATAACTGAAAAGCCATCCTTTTCTCCCTTTTATTGAGTAAATTATTTCATATATATTTATAAAAATTGCAATATAACCGTTGACAATAAAAGAGAGTATGTTATAATAGTCTTATCTACTATAAAATAATATGTTTATCTTCTTTCAATATCTTCTTCAGACAACAAATCACCCATCCAAACCTCAATTACTTTAACAGGTCTGTCTCCAACGTTTGTTGCTTTATGCCATGTATTGGTAGGAATGTCGATACTGTCACCGGTTGAGTAAACCTTAGATGTTTTGTATCCATTTGGAAACTCAAGATTCATTTCAAGTTTACCATCAACAATATGCCAGTGTTCTGAGCGAACAAAATGTCTTTGG